TGGATCCTTTCGGCATCCATCTATATTTATAGCACAAAACACAAAAAAAGGGGGTCGTGAAACCCCCACTTAACCGAACTAGGACACTGGACTTGAATCTTCAATCTCAACAGATTGTGGTTTAAAATCTACAATCGAAGCAGATTTAGATCTGTTCTCATGCTTGTAAAGAAGAGCAGCATTTTCCTCTACTGTTTTTCCACCTTTAGACCACGGATACTTATGATCAACCTCAATAATTTGACCATTTAAGATATCCTTACAGTTGATAACTCTTCCTGAGGCTGCACATTTACCATCCTGCTTCCTCCATAAAGATAATAAAAATGCAACATCCCTAGTAAAGTTTCTAGTTTTATCTCTACTTATGATAAGACCATCAGAGAAATCACTTAAAGATGCAATGAGTTCATTTTGACGAAGCACTACAAAAGATTTTTGATTACTTCTTTGAATACCTGCGTATGTACGATCATCAGTTCCAGTTGGTTTTCCATAATCAGGTGACTTCTTATCGGTAACAAGTTTGCGCCACAGAGTCTTGGTGCTACCAATTCTCTTTGTTTGCAAATCAGAAAACTCATCAAAGAATTTTTCTTTATCAGTGTAAACAATCTTATTAGCATTCATGTATGCTAACAAAATTGCAAGATCAAGAACATTTGTGTTAGTTTTTTTACTACAAACAAATAACTTGTCTCCGTCTTTTCTGAATTGCATTAGATCCGCAATCTGACCAATGATCTTATCTGCTCTACTAAATGATTTTTCCTCTGGGGTATTATCACCGTAGGCTTTCTCACGACTTGCTGGCCCTATACCATTAAGACCTCTTGCACAAATAACTGCTAAATCAACAACAAACTCATCAACATATCTTCTGTTGAATTCATACTCACTGTATATCTTAGTAAGTTTTTTCTCATACTTTTTAACACAATCTCTAACCAAATCTGCAAAATCATACATCTTGCAATTACGTTTTTCCTGTGCATTTAAGACCATACCAGTATTAATAGCATCAAAAAGTTCAGCAAGATCTTCTCTTGTTCCAGTTTCAACTACATTTACAATGATCTTCATATTTTGAAGGTCTACCTGTTTAGATACATCTATATCAGCAAATAATCTTGAATCATTAGTAACTGAAAGAATGTTTGGATTTCTCAAACTTTCACTGGGTAATTCATAATCACCTATGATAAGTGGAAAAGCACCATTAAAATACCCTAAGAAGAAGTCTGTAATACATCTACTTCTGTTGTTACCATCGATTGTAATATATGTGTATCCTTTATCTAATTTATCTTGGTAAAAGGCAACGTCTGGATGATGTTTATCATACTTTGTAATCACAGACTGCATACATTTTTCAATGTCTGCTACGTATATTGGTGTTGGTGCTTTACCATTTATGAAAGACTTCATATACCTTTGATTGTTATCAAGCTGCCATCTGTGGTAGGATTGAAAAGCATCATCAAGATATATCTTCTTGTTTGCCATTGCAATGGCAAGATCTAGGATTGACCACCTATATGGTTCTACGCGAGTTCGCATAATTCTACTCTTTTGTGATCTAGATCAAATTGGGTCTCTGGATGAAAGATAAAAATCTTACGTCGTAGTCGAGTGAAATTCGTCTAGGTTTGTACGTATTTAGTATGGCACGACTTTAAGTTTCTGTCAATAATGTTAGCAAATCTTAACTTACTGTTTCTTCTACCTTTTTCTTCTTACCACCAATATTATATTTTGTTTCTAATATCCAGTCTCCTTTATCCTTATAAGATAATACCTTTATCTGATTGAGAGGTGCAACATCTTGAATCGAGTCAGCACTTACGATACCAACAAGCCCCCAGTCCACTAATAATTGTGCTATTCTATTCCTTCTCTGTACATCATTAATGGTAAGGTTTGCATGTTTACCATCTAATGCAAATAATTCTTTGAAGTGTACTAAAAAATATCTACCTTGCTTATGAAGAATATGGCAAGACTGATATATTTTCTTTTCCTTCCTTGATGCGACACCAATACGAGTTAAAGTCTCACGAACCTTTAGAAAATCATCCGGTTCATTCAATGTCACTTCAACCATTTTACTCGGATCCCAATTCACCTCTGGTTCCTTAAGAACGCTCATCGTCTTCCTCCAATGTCAAGTTTAGATTTAATAAAGTTCAGTTGTTCTTTTGTAAGAATCTTAAGAATCTGTTCCGCTTTAGCATTACTACATTCATAGTATGTTTTGACACTATCAAGATCTTTGATTTTGTCTTTACGCAACCAAGGAGAAAACCTTTTTTTCTTCCTCACTATATGTATAAAAAAGTCATGTTGCATTTTCTCTGGTAAAAATGAATACTTATTCATTTCGTTTGCAAACATTACTGTATCAAGATGTCCTGATAAACACTTGTTAATTATAAAAGGAATATATTCTTTTTCTAGGGATGGATCTTCATCAATTAAATTTTTTTTAGTTAGATTAATTGAGTTCAGCCAGTTCTTTAGTTCCATCAGTTTCATTATCAAAGTAGGATGAGCAAGAGCAAACAAGATTACGATCACCGTAAACATTATCAATTCTTGATACAGCAGGCCAAAATTTATTATATTGATCTACAGGATATGCTGCTTGTTCTCTGGTATAATTATACACCCATTCTGTTGAACTTACAACCCTTGCAGTATGTGGTGAATTTTTAACAATCTCAGGTGTTGTAAATATTTCTCTTTTTATCATTTCCATTGCTTTTGCAAATCTCTTAAGTTCTTCAAGTGATTCACTTTCAGTTGGTTCAACCATCATAGTGTTTGCAACTGGCCATGATAATGTAGGTGCATGGAATCCATAATCCATTAATCTCTTTGCAACATCCTCTGCTGTAACAGGAAAATTACGACAATCAAATATACATTCATGTGCGATTCGATCATTATCTCCTCGGTACAATACTTTAAAGTATGGATCAATCTCATGTGCCAACCAGTTAGCAGATAGTAAAGATACTTCACTTGCTTTACGTAACCCATCACCACCCATCATTCTGATATACATCCAACTAATAGGTAAGATAGATGCACTACCATATTCTGCTGATGATACACGATGTGTGACAAAAGGTGTTAAGTGTTCTGCAACACCAATAGGGCCAACTCCGGGGCCTCCACCACCATGAGGAATGCAGAATGTCTTATGTAAATTAAGATGACATACATCTGCACCATAATCACATGGTTTTGCAAGTCCTACTTGTGCATTTAGATTTGCTCCATCAAGATATACTTGACCACCGTTGTCATGAACTATTTTACAAATGTCTTTAATAGTTGGTTCAAATACACCGTGAGTTGATGGATATGTAATCATAATACATGAGAGTTCAAATGTATTCATGATTGCTTTCTTCTCTAAATCTTTTAAATCTATATTTCCACTCTCATCACATTTAACTGGAACAATCTTCATGCCCGCCATGACAGCACTCGCAGGATTAGTCCCATGTGCACTCTCCGGTATAAGACAAACGTTTCTGTTTGTATCACCGTTACTTCTATGATAATCTTGTATTGCCAGTAGACCTGCATATTCACCCTGTGATCCTGCATTTGGTTGAAGAGATATAGAATCAAATCCTGTGATCTCACATAACCATCCTTTCAATTCTTTAATAATAATATCATAACCAATTGTTTGTGATGCTGGTGCAAATGGATGTATGTTTGCAAACTCTGGCCATGATACTGGCATGAGTTCTGATGCTGCATTGAGTTTCATCGTACAACTACCAAGTGGCATCATACCATTTACTAATGAGAAATCTTTAGATACTAACTCATTAATATATCTCATCATATTAGTTTCACTATGATACTTGTTAAATACTTCTTGAGTTAACCAAACATCTTTTCTTTCTTGCATACCTAACCAGTGATAATCTCCAATTGAATCAACTACATGATCAATAGTATCAAAGTTGTTAGTCATGTCTAACTGAGAATCTAGAAGTTGTTTTAATTCTTCTAAAGTGGTGCATTCATCTAATGTAATTAAAGTATGACCATCTTCATATCTAACATTAAAACCTTCTAATGCAAGGAAACTTTTAAATCGAACAGTATCAAATCCTTCAGACTCATCAACTTCTATTCCACACCATCTCAATGCCTTTAGTAGCGTTTGCCTATATTTTAGTACTCTGGTTGCTATTCTTTTCAGACCTTCCGCACCGTGGTAAGCAGCGTAAAAACCTGCCATATTTGCGAGGAGTGCTTGAGCAGTGCATATATTGGA